GTTGCCGCCGGTACCGACATACATCGGCGTGTCCAAGCTGGTGTTTTCGCTGCGATCACCGCGCTTGGTGGGCACCTTGTAGGCCAGCTTGTGCTTGATCTTCACCTGGTGGGAGTCACCGATTTGGCTGAAGTCCAGAGTGATGGTGATCTTGCCGGCCTTGCCGTGATCGACCACGCCGGCGGCTACTTCTGAGAGTGCGTGGCCAATCTGGCTGGCGAATGCGCCGCCGTTGAGCTCCTGGAGGAACTCGGTGGTGTCTGTAGGTTTTGGCATTGCTGATGCTCCGAGAGGGCAAGGCCGCTGGGCGGCAGATTGATGTATTGCTGGCGCCGGCCGTGCCGAACGCGTGCGGTGATGCGCTTCATGCTGCTTTCTGCTGACTCCATGCGCCGACGGCGGCAAAAATCTTTGCGGCCTCTGCCTCGTCGAGCGTCGTATCGGTAGGAATGGCGATCCAGCCGGCGGCTACCAGGTGATTAGGGTTGGCTGTTGCCCGCAGGTCTGTGTAGGTCGCCTGGATCACCTCAGTGAGGTGCTCGGCCCTGTAGTTACCTTGGGGCGCGACCTCAATCGATTTGTGGTACCGCTCGCCGAACTCAGTGCGACACAGCACGCTGAGGTAGATGGTCCAGCGGTGAGGGATATCGCAGACGGCGTCTACGATCTGTCGGACGCGGATCTGCTTGAGGTTCTTCCAATTGATCAGCACCTGGTGGCCGCTTGGATCGATGTTCACCACGGCGGCATGGTTTGCTGACATCAGGGCGCGGCAGGTTCGATCCAACCGGGCCCGCATGTTGTGAGGCTTGCGCTTGCTCATTGCCGCAGTCCTTTGCTTGTAGCGCCGGCTTCCATCGCAGAGGCGAAGCGCAGCGCCGCTTGGTACGTGAACGCGAAGCCCTGAACCGTTCCCGTAGCCGAGTCGACTACATCCCAAGCCTGGCCCTGGCTGGCGACTTGGAAGCGGGGCGCGCCGAGCTTTTCGCGAGCCTCGGCCCGAACAATTTGAGCGCGCTCGAGCAAGGCGGCGAGCACGGCCAACTTTTCCTGAAACGCAGGATGCATAGCAGTTCGCATAGGGTGATCCTCGAGGTTAGGCGTGAAGTTCGAGAACATCGGCGCGGCGGACAACCCGAACTTGGGAGGTGCGGCGCTCAGGAGCGCGGCGGTCCCGGCGCATGGGGTCGCTGTCGTTAATGGCAGCATGCATGGCGATGAGGCCGGCCAGCACGATGCAGAGTGGGCTGATGAGCTGCTGGCGCATGGCCTTGGTGACAGCTTCGATGCGCCGCCCGGCCTCCAGCTTGAACAGTGCAGCCTCGATACGGTTGGCCACGGTTCCAGGGGTGACCGCCATCTGCCGCGCGATCTCTTTGGTGGTCAGGCCCTGGGCAACCCAGAGCAGTGCTTCCAGCTCGCGAGGTGCCAGCGTCTTGCCGAGCTGGCCTGTCCATGAGCCGCATGTGATCTTTTCCATGATGACCTCAGCAACCGAATTGGTCAGGCGTCAGGGCGGGTGACCAAACCCCCGCGCAGCCGAGGGGCGCGGGCCTGGCGCATGCCAATGCGGTCGTATGTGAAGGGAGGGGAATACCGATAAAGCTCGGCTGCGTGAGCCTTACGGTTTGTAAGGGTCACAGTCATGCGCTTTAAGATGTGTCTGCATCGGTGATCCACATTCCGGGGCAAACCGGGTGTCGGGACGCCTCACCGAAGGGCGAGACGCTACCCACGCTCACAATTCGCGGCGATCAACTCGCGTTCAATGTGGATCACCGATGCAGCCTGCGATGGGGAGCAGGGCATCGGGCAGTTAACGTCAGGCTGACGTGGCGCTGGTTGTTCAGATGATCGCGGTCAGGGTCTTTGAGCCATCAGCGTTCACGGTGGTGAGGTGCATCACCGGAGCGCTGTGCGAGCGGTGACCCTGGCGAATGATTTGATTTGCCTTGTCGAAGCGCTCGTTGAACTTGCCTTCACCGTCAGGCAGGTGAGTTGTGCAGGTCAGAGAGGAGCAATCTTCGCCGTTCGGGCCTTCGCCATCGTGAGCAATGTCAAAGCTGGCCTGCATTGCAATGCCCTTGTCCTTGCAGATGGCAATGATCTGCTGCATCAGCGGGCTGATCTGCTCGTCGTAGATCTCTTCTTTGTTCACGGTGCTGCTCCCTGGTTGATTTCCCGTCTGGCCCTGTCGCCAAGGCCAGCCAGTGAAATCGGTTCAGGCGGCCGCATCGGCTTTTGAATTGATACGCTCCTGAATCTCCTGCCTGTGCACCGACACATCCTTCGGTGCTTCAATGCCCAGGCGAACCTGGCCACCCTTCACCTGCAGCACCGTCACCCGGATGGTGTCGTTAATCACGATGGTTTCGCCCACTTTGCGGGTCAGTATCAGCATGGTCCTACTCCTTGGGTGTTGTTTTGGTCAGTCGTCGAAGCCGTAACTGAAATCGTCTGGATCGCAGTCGATCAGGAGCACGGCGTTTCCGAAGTAGAGCGAAGCCAACATGCGTTCCCACTTGGAGCGAATACGCATGTTCACGGCTATACGTTTGTCGTCCAACTTCGCACTTAGGACTTCGGCAACCTGTACGGTCGGGAGGTGCGGCTCTTCAGGCTTGCGCGAGCCTACGATGTGAACGTGCAGCGAGTTCCTCAAGCTATAGATTCCCCGCGGGTCAGTTCGCCAGGAGGACATGGCTCGACTGTCCTCTGGCTCTGGATCAAAGCCTATGTAGATGAACTCTGACCGTCCGCTCATGGTTTCTTCGAAGCGGATCTCTGGGTTCATCCAATGCTCCTCGGCGGCTTTCTCGCGATGCTCGCTAACGAACTCGTCCAGCAACCCTTTGAGGGAAACTTCACCGCTCAGCAGGCCTTCTCCGTCCATCACCTCTGCAATGGCTTTCTCTGCCTGGTCCAGCACGGTGGACTGCAGCGCCGCTGCCTCCCACCGCTCGCGAAGTGCGTTTGCCACAAGTGCGTTGTAACGCTGCAGCTCAAACATGTCGGTGACGTTGGCTGGCAGAGCGGCTTTGACGGCTTCTTGCACGGCTTTGCCGAAATCGCCATAGGAGCGGAAAGTGTCCTTCACCACGTCCTTGAACATGCTTTCAACGCCTTGATCGATCAGTTCGCGCGCGCGGTCTGACTGGGCATAGACGCTGACGCGCTCGACTAATAGTTCCTGCAGAGTTTGTTGAGTCATTAGGTGATCCATCCATGTGTGGTTGATTTCCCGTCTGGCCCTCGTGAGAAGGCCAGCCAGTGAAACCTTGGTCGAGTTCCACCACCGATGGCTTCACCCGTTCTTTTGTCTGGCCTTGAGCTTCCCTGGTCATCTCGCTTTGATCGGCCTTGGCGGGATGGTCGTGGGGTTAGGTGTTCGCTACACGACTGCCAGCTGCAGCTCGGCGGCCTACTGTGTAGGGCAGCTGGTCGTGGGTTGCCGGTCCGTGTTCCGGCTGGGCTAGCTACTTCATTGGCAGGTTCCTCCTATGGTTTTTGATCCGCTCCATGCTCGGCGCCGGGTTTCCCCACCACTGCCTGCTGCAGCTACTGGCTACGCATCAGGTGGCTCGCATGGATTGGCGTCCTCCCATGGGGGAGTCCGGCAGCTATCCAGAGGCTGCATGGTCGACGACTTAGCTTGTCCCGACCCAGGTTATGGCCTGGGTGCGTCGAGGTGGTCACGTCTGGTTGTGTAAAGAGCGGTGGTCTGTAATGACCCTGGCAGTCAGAGATGCGTGACGGCATGAGAATAAATTTAGCTTCACGCTAAAGTTACGTCAATAGCTCAAAGCTAAATTATTTTACCCCGGCGAAAAAATGCCCAAGGCAAAAAATCGCCTTGCTGGGCTTTACGCTCGATTTAGCATTGGGATAAGCTTCCTAAATAGCTGTACGAATATACAGTAATCAGGGAGGGATAATGACCAAGCACAAGAAGACATCACCACAAGCACGCCTAGAAATGACCGGGGTAGAGCGACTTGGTCTTCGGGTCTCATCGATGATCAATCACCCGATTGCGCAGTCGCAGCGCTGGGTGACTATCCATCGCCTGGACACGGATGGAGATGTGGAGTGGGAGGAGGTGATGGGGCTGCTAGTCGAAACGCCGGAATTGGATCTGACGTTCAACGACGACGAGAGCGTAACGGTCCGGTGGGAGCCGCAGAGCGCGGAGGATCGCAACGACCTAGTCGTGCCAAATGACTGGGAAGAGGAGAAGGTGGAGGAGGAGGCGCCCTTCTAATGCACAAGAGAACCCGCTGAAACGGGTTCTTTTGACAATCAATCAACTCCGATAGCCAGGCCAGGACTGCGTTTTGGTTTGGCGATGTCCCGAGCTGTAACAACTACAAGCACAAGCCCAGCGATGAAGAATGCCCAGGAAGCACCCTCCATTTTAACGATGAATTCGGGATAAAACGAGCAGGCCACAAAAGCGAGTCCGTTCGGGACGCCTGCTGCCGATACCATCTTGCCAATGGCAACCTGGAGGTTGTCCTCTGCTCTCCGCGCCCAGAACATATGAAGCACGAAGACGACAATGCAAAAGACGCCGGTAATTTTCCAAAGATTTAGGAAAAAAAAGGCCAAATACTCAATCATTCGCTTTGAGCCCCAGCCAGCTTGCCATATAGCGTCCCGCAACGAAGGCGGCGAGGACCGCTCCCAGTGACAGGAGATTCATAGGAGGCGCATCGAAGAAAGCCCTGGAAATTTCTCCGGAAGCTGCGCCTACGATGGTTGCCATCCCGACCATCATGGAGAGGTCACGATTGTCGAACTTCAGAAAGCTGAGCACGATTCCCCTCCTTTGGCAATCAGGTCTAACTGTTACACTATATCTAGTGTACGCGAAGGTATCTACCATACCTATATGGGAATGGTAGCCGAATGATTCAAGCCTGATGACCTGACTTGACCTCAGCGAGAACCGGACGGGCTCCGTTATCCCAGCGCCTGCCTCGACAGACTCGATGAATTGAATAGCGATGCTCATCAAATCCACCCCATGAGTCGCGAGACCACGGTTTGAGCTGAAAAGGTTTCCATCCCACCACATCGTGCACACGACATGTAGAAAGCGTTGATTCCGCCTGGATGGTGAGTAGGCGTTGGCAGATTTATTACGATTGGCTTGCCATCGTGGGCCGGGATGTCCCACGTGGTGCTACCGCAGTACCTGCATCCGGCATCGTTTAGGTTGTTAGTCAGGACAAAGTCACGCAGCTCCTCAAGCGACACGTCTTGAGCATAAGCTTTACCGTCTTCCCTAATCTTCAATTGCGATCTCCATCATTTCTAGCCCTTCTGAGCCATGCGAGCTCCTGATAATTCGAGGATCTGCTCACACTAGGTGGGCGTTCCAGACCAGCAGTACCTTAGCTTGGATGTAGGTTTCGTCTACACGGATGTCCTCAGGAGGATGATTCTTGTTGTCAGAAATCATCTTGAAGTGATCGCGCCCTTTCTTCTGCAAACGCTTGATGTACTGATGGCCCTGGTGGGAGAAGTAATAGATCCCGTCGCCCACGAACTCACGAATGCTGATGTCAACGACTAGCGGGTCGCGGCTCTTGATGGTCGGCGCCATGGACTGGCCTACGCCTGTGATGAGCTTCAGATGGAAGTGCTCTTTGAACTCCACTCCCATCTCACGTAGGTGAGTAGGGCTGACGCGGATGTCCTGCAGCATCTCAGGGAAGTCGTGAGCTACCTCGCCGTCGCCCATTGCTCCGCGTACGTCGTAGTGCGCGATCCATACCTCATCGCCAATTTGGCCAGGGCGATGGAATTCTGCCCTCACGACTCCGTCCTCATTGAGAGTAGCCGGAGTAGCTTGGTCCTCAGCCGCAGCCAGTAATCTCTTACGAGTTTCTTCCGGGATACCTTTGCCGCTATTGGCGAGCATTTGCTTGACCAAATCCGCAGCAGACAACTTGCTGTTTACAGCATCCACAGCCGATTTCATTTCGTCGATCGGAGTGAGCGAGTCAAACCAGCCTCGACCCAAGCCTTCGATCTCCTCAATTCGACGCGCTACGTCGTCACCGAGATTCTTTGCGGTCTTGTCCGAGAGGATCTGGCTAAGGTGCGCAGGGGCCATGCCCCATCGCTCCGCGCAGGCCCCTTTCCGCTGGTTGCCGATCAATTTTACCAGGTTGTGTTTGCGAATTTCATAGATATCCATGGCGACAAGCATGCCAGCGTTTAGCTCGGTGCTAAATGTGCTCAAAGCTAAATTCTCCTTGCCTGGAAATTAGCCATAAGCTAAATTTCTGGTTATCTGTTAGGAGAATCCTCATGAACGATCACCTCCGTGAATGGTTGGCCAGTGCCACCAGCGAACATCGGTGTGATGTAGCCGCAGCTGCAAAAACTACTGTCGGCCACCTCTGGCAGCTCGCAGGTGGGCACCGAAAGGCCTCCGCCGAACTTGCTGAAAGACTCCAAGACGCTTCGGGTGGCGAGATCACCATCGCAGGACTGCGCCCCGACCTCATTCTCTTTGCTCGCAAGGCGCTCCAAGTGGCCCATCCGGCTACCACCGGCTCCGATGAAGAGAATTCTGATGGTCTTGGCTTTGCGCCAGTAGATGACCGAAACACCTGCTGATCCATCCAGTACCTGAATCGCAGGCACAAAAAAACCGGGTGGCAGCCCGGCTTCTTCAACAACACATCGAGGTCGATTATGCACTCCGCAATCGATGCTAGCAATACCAAGCCTGTTGCGTCAGTTGTTGGCGATTCGCCAAAACTAGCGCGTCAGGTGATGTCCACCCGAGAAATCGCGCAGCTCACCGGCAAGAGCCATGACAATGTCCTGCGTGATGCTCGTCGCCTGGTTGCAGAGGGTGTCCTCAAATCTGAGGAGACCCCATACACCCACCCGCAAAACGGCCAGTCCTATCCAGAGTTCCTGCTGAGCCAGCGCGACACCCTGGTTCTGGTTTCTGGCTACAGCGCCCAACTGCGCGCCAGGATTATCGACCGTTGGCAAGAGCTTGAGGCTCGGGTATTGGGCCAGTTGCAGATCCCCCAAACCTTCGCTGAAGCGCTGCGACTGGCTGCCGATCAGGCAGAGCAGAACCTTCAGCTGCAACAGGTCATCGAGAAACAAGCCCCGAAGGTCGCCGCCATCCAGCGTTTGGCTGCAGCTTGCGGGGCTATCTGCATCACCGACGCAGCAAAGCAGCTGCAGGTTTCCCCGTCGAAGTTGTTCGACTGGCTGGAGCAGAACCGCTGGATCTTCCGCCGCAAGGGCTCCAAGCGCTGGATCGCTTATCAGCCGCGCATCACCTCCGGGCTGATGAAGCACAAGGTGACAGCCCTGAAGCCCGATCCAGAAACCGGTATCGAGCGCGCCGCGTTTGATCCGCTGGTCACGCCAAAGGGGCTTGCACGGCTCGCTGAACTGAAGGCCGGGGGCTCGCTGTGAGTGTACAAGCCATGACCTGGGCTCTGGCCATTCCGAAGTCCTCTCTGGAGAACCCGGCGGCGCGTCACGTTTTGCTCTGCTTGGCCAATTACGCCGGTAGCGATGGCCGAGGCGCGTTCCCATCCGCCGCAACGCTGTCCGAAGACACCGGCCTGTCCGAGCGTACCGTGCGCCTTAAGCTGGATGAGTTGGCCGCTGCTGGATGGATCGCCGAAGGCAACCAGGCGATCGCTGCAGCGTACATCGACCGTCGCGACCGTCGCCCGGTGGTTTACGACCTGCAGATGAAACGGGGTGCATCTACTGCACCCCGAGCAGAACGGGGTGCAGGAAACCGCACGGGGTGCAGCTCACGGCAGAACGGGGTGCAGGAAACCGCAGAACGGGGTGCAGCAGCTGCACCCAATACGTCAATTAACCAATCTACTCACTCTCTGCGCGAGCCCTTCGAAATGTTCCTGGACTGGGTGCCGGATCAGGGCCTGCTCAAAGCGTATGCAATCCGTTCGGGGCTAACTCTGGACAACTTCGGCTCCAAGGCAATCGCCGGATTCGTGCTGCACCACGACGCGAAGGGCTTGGCCCAGACCGAGAAGCAATGGCTCGCCGCCCTGGTCAACTGGGTGAAGTCAGACCTGGCCCGTGCAGCGCGATCCGCTACCGGCAAACCGAGCGCGCAGCAATCGAGCTCTTTCGATGACGACGACACCTCATGGCTAAACGGGGGGAATGACCAATGAACCAGGTAGCCACCATCGCCCATGGCCTTTGGGCCAAAGTTCAAACCGGCCAGTACATCCCTGCTGGGGACTCGCTTCCCGCCGAGATCAAGGCCGAGCTCGATCGCCAAACCGCTGCAGTGATCAACCGGCTGTTCCGTGACCTGCGGACCATCTTCAGCGCTTGGAAACAGGCATGGCCGGACATGAGCACGT